ACGCAGTGGTATGACAAGACTGCCGCTGGTCGACGCATCGCTCGCTGGGAGCATCCCAACTCAGAGCAAGATCAAATTCTCTACAAAGCATCACACATCAATCACCCCTCTGGTATCTGGGCGAGGGAGTCATTCAGTAACTATATGTGGTTGTATTCTTTGTGGGAAGAACTTTGTAAGGAATACACACACCGCTATGGTAGAGTGCATCTGACTCAACAGAAGTTAGAACATATCTTAAAGAATGCACCAATGGGTATCAAAGATGGTCCAATGACCAAGATGCCCCAAGCAATGCCAGACGAATTCAAACAGTCTGACTCCATTGAAGCATATCGTGAATACTATCGCATCGCCAAAGCAAAGATGGCTGTGTGGACGAAACGTGAAACACCAAGCTGGTATTTTGCAACATAGGTAACTTATGAAAATTGCGTTGATTACTGACACGCACTTCGGTGCGCGGTCTGACTCTATTCCATTTGACACTTTCTTTGAGAAATTTTATACAGAGAAGTTTTTTCCTGAATTGGAAGAGCGGCAGATAAAGACCATCATTCACTTGGGCGATATTTTTGATCGTCGCAAGTTTATTAACTTCAATACATATAAAAAATGCCGAGAGTATTTCTTTGACAAGTGCAGAGATCTTGGCATTGATATGCATATGATTCCTGGAAATCATGACACTTACTTTAAGAACACCAACGAGGTAAACTCCCCTGAGTTGTTATTGAAGGACTATGACAACATCACCATATACCCAGAGGTAACAAAGTTATCTTTTGACAACAGAGATATTCTATTCACTCCTTGGATTTGTTCTGACAATTATAAGCAAACGATGGAGGCAATAGATGAAACAGACGCTAAAGTATGCTTCGGACATTATGAACTCTCTGGTTTCCAGATGTATAAAGGTCACGCGAATGACCATGGCATGGATCCAGCAGTATTTAATAAATTCGATCTTGTCTGCTCTGGTCATTTCCATCACCGCAGCAGTAATGGTAACATCACTTATCTTGGTAATCCTTATGAAATTACTTGGAGCGATTATGACGACCCTAGAGGATTTCATATCTATGATACAGGAACAAACGAACTTGAGTTTATTCAAAACCCATTTAACATCTTCCATAAATTCTATTACAATGACGCAGACGATGATTCTCGATCAAGTCTCGACGCTGTTGATTATGATAGCGTTATTGGTGGCTCGGTAAAAGTAGTTGTTGTAAACAAGAGCGATTTTTCTGCATTTGATACCTTTATAGATAAACTCGAATCTTGCGATTTGATTGAGATGAAAATCATTGAAGACTTCTCGGAGTTCGAGGATGACGCTATTGATGCTGACAATCTCAATCTTGAAGATACTATCACGTTGCTCGATGATTATATCGACAACATCCACACTGACTTAGACCGCAAGAAACTCAAGGACGTAGTTAAGGGTCTATATGTTGAAGCAAAAAATTTATAATGATTTATTTTGAAAAACTCCGCTGGAAGAATTTTCTGTCGACTGGTAATGCCTTCACTGAAGTAAACTTCACTCGCTCTCCTAGCACTCTTATTGTGGGTGATAATGGTGCAGGTAAGTCTACCTTCCTTGATGCTTTATGCTTTGGATTGTTTAACAAACCATTCAGAAATATAAATAAACCGCAGTTGGTAAACTCTATCAATCAAAAGGGGTTGCTGGTTGAAGTCGAGTTCCGTGTTGGGAAGTCGCAGTATAAAGTTATGCGCGGTGTCAAACCAAACTTCTTCGAGGTTCACCGCGATGGCACGATGATTGATCAGGATGCTGCTCTGAAGGATACACAAAAGTATCTTGAAGAATCTATTCTGAATTTGAACTACAAGTCGTTTACACAGATTGTTATTTTGGGGAGTGCTTCGTTCACACCATTTATGCAACTCCCTGCACATATTAGGCGCGAGGTGATCGAAGATATCCTTGATATCCAGATCTTCACGACTATGAATGGGCTGTTGAAACAACAGCTGACAGGTATCCAAGGAGAGATTAGAGATATCGAATCAAAGGTAGAGGTTGCAAAACAAAAAGCCACTATCCAGAAACGATACATCGAAACTCTAGAAAATAATAAGGCTGACAAAATCAGCGAAATCGAAGGAGAGATAAATGAGTTGGACGGCAAGATCGAGGACATTAAAGCGGACACAGCAGTTAAGTCAGAGCAGGCGAAGAATCTGGGCGACCCGCCCACAAAAAGAAGAAGACTCGAAGCCATCAACGAAAAGTTTATCTCCCAAGTCAGAAAAATAAACAAAGAATTAGAATTCTATGAAAAGCACGACGACTGTCCAACCTGTAAGCAGGGTATTCCCCACGAGCATAAAGAAGAAATACAAAGTGAGAGAGTGGGCAAAATTAAAGAACTCGAAACAGCGTCCTCAGAAATGCAAGACGAATTCGAACGAGTGGATCGTCTGATAACTGAATACCAAGATCTACAGTCTGAAATAATTGAGGCGAACAATGAGATTACAACTAATCAAAAATATCTTCAACGCTTACATGCGGAGTTGGGCGATGCAAGAAGCAGAGTGGCTGATATCGAGTCCGAGCAGAGTAAACTCAAAGAACTCGCAAAAGAAGTAACTGCCGCAAATGGTGTACGCTCAGAGAAGAATGAGCAGATGCATTATATGCAAGCTGTGGCGGCACTGCTGAAAGATACTGGCATCAAGACCAGAATCATCAAGCAGTATCTTCCTGCTATTAATACATTGGCAAATAAGTATCTTGCAGCAATGGACTTCTTTGTGAACTTTAATTTAGATGAGAAGTTTAATGAGACGATTAAGTCTCGTGGTCGCGACAAGTTCTCATATGCCTCGTTCAGCGAGGGCGAGAAACAACGTATCGACTTGGCACTGTTGTTTACTTGGAGAACTATAGCCAAGATGAAGAACAGCGCAAGCACCAACCTTTTGATTCTCGATGAGGTGTTTGATAGTTCGTTGGATAATAACGGAACGGATTACGTTATGACTCTACTAAATACAATTGGAGACGACACAAACGTATTCGTGATCAGCCACAAAGGTGATCAGTTGTTTGATAAGTTTAGATCCGTGATAAAATTCGAGAAAAGAAAAAACTATTCGGTGATGGTATAATGGAATTAATAGATTTTGGTAATGAACTCTTGAAGCGCGAGCCAAAAGAGTTTGACTTTGAAGAGCATGATGCTAAAGAGTTTTGTGATGCGTTGTTTAAGAAGCAACAGGAATTGGGAGGCATTGGTCTTTCAGCAAACCAAGTTGGTCTAGACGCGAAAGTATTTGTGTTTGGTGATGGCAAGGACATTACAAGATACATCATCAACCCAGTTATTATGGGTGTTGGTGAGGAGACTGATTTAGTGAAGGAAGGTTGTTTATCATTACCAGAAGTATTCCTTATGATTCGTCGTCCGACTCGAGTTACATTGAAGTATCAGAATACAGAAGGTGAAGATGTCGTTGAGGAATTTGTAGATCTCGCGGCAAGAGTTGTCCTACACGAATACGACCATATGATTGGACAGAATTTTACTCAGCGTGCTTCGAAGCTGAAACTTGATCGTGCGATAAAATCAATCAAGAAGAAGACAGTTAAGAACATTCGGAAAAAGGCAAGGTCACTTGTATGAAGAAGTTAAGAATAAAAATGAAAGGCGGTGCAGAGTATGACGCTCTGACTGACGCGAAACGGTTCTATTGCTACCTCTCAAGATCAGGTGTGGCGAAGAAAATCAAACGTGGATATAACAAACGTCTCCGTAAGCACATCAAGTTGTATGATAAAAGTAAAGTGAAATATTCAGATGGCGACAACACCTGATATAAATAGAAAGAAGAGGAGCAATGAATATGTCTGACGATTATGATTTTGGGTTCACAATGGTGGACGAGGACGACCTAGAAGTGTCGACCGCCACACAACAACCTGTTCAGGCTGAGATCCCTTCTGACCAGATTGACGCCATTATGGATAAACTCGAGCAGCTTGATGCTCGTATCCTTTCATCCGATAACTCAGGTGCTGTTAACGAACACCGTGCTCTCGTGGAGCAGGATGTGGCGGTAAAGCTAAGAGACGTTGAAGACCTAATCCTCCCCCTCCTCCTGAATCTAAAGAAGAATCCCGAGAAAGACATCATCAGATGGCCAAATCGGGCTGTGATTATCGACAAACAGATCGAAAAAATCAAGGCTCTCACAAGATATTTTGACAAATTTGAGTAAGTTGTTGATTTTACAGGAAATCTTTTTTCAATGAAATAGCAGAAAACGCTTGACATTTACCTCAATATGAACGATAATAGGTGTAAGAGTTGAGGAGATGTTATGGAAATCGAACGTAAAAGTACACTGGCTAAATTGCTCGCTACTGAGAATATTACTCTCGAGCATAAGAAAGTCCCCACCGCATATTTTGACCTGAAAGAGCGCAAAGTCGTCCTTCCTATCTTGAAGTCTGACATCAGCAATGAGCTGTATGATCTCTTCATCGGTCACGAAGTCAGCCATGCGCTGAATACCCCACTTGAGGGTTGGCACGATTCTATTGAGACAAAGGGTCGCGGCTTCAAGTCCTTCCTTAATGTTGTTGAAGATGCCCGTATCGAGCGTGACATCAAGAAGCGTTTTCCTGGACTCACCAAGAGTTTCTTCAAAGGATATCGCGAGTTGTTTGAGATGGACTTCTTCGGTCTCGGTGATAACAACATCAATGATTATCCCCTGATCGATCGAATCAATCTGTTCTACAAAGTTGGTATGTTCGCCAATGTCGAGTTTACCTCTGAAGAGCAGGTCTTTGTTGACCGTGTTGCTCGCTGTGAGACTTGGGATGATGTTGTCGATGTCTCCAACGAATTGTATGACTATGCCAAAGAAGAAGAAGATACAGAGACGAATCTTTCTGATGCCTTCCACGGTGATCAAGATGAAGAGTCAGACGAAGATGGGTTTGAACCTTCTGAAACTTCTGGCTCTGAGACACAAGATGATCAGGAGAGCGATGAGGGTGAGACCCACGACTCTGATGACTCTGGTGAGTCTAATGAAGAGCAAGAGTCTGACTCTTCTGACTCAGAATCCTCTGTAGAAGATGATGAGCAATCCTTTGACTCGATGGAAGATGACTATGCTGATGAGCCAGTCTCTGTCACTGACCAAAACTTCCGCAACAACGAAGGCAAGTTGATCGACCAGAATACTCGTGGTGATATCCAGTGGGTAAACTTCCCCAAGCTGGACTACAAAAAGTTCGTGAATATGAATGCTCTCGATGGTGTTGAGAAACATCTTCGTGACATCAATAAATTCTATTCTACAGATACCATGAAGCATAGCTGGTTTGATGATGCTGATCGGATTGGGTTTGATGAGTGCGGAAAGACTCTTGTAAACAATTTTAACAAGAAGAATCGTCCCTTCCTGAACCTTATGGTCTCCCAGTTCGAAGCCAAGCGTAAAGCAAACCAACTTGCCAAGTCTCGTGAACACAAGACTGGTGACTTGAACATGAACAAGTTGTGGGCAACCAAGCTGACTGAGGATGTGTTCCTGTCCAGCACTGTTACTCCTGATGGCAAGAACCATGGTATGTTGATGGTCATTGACTTCTCTGGTTCTATGTACAACAAGATGCAAGCCACCATTGAGCAGATGCTACTTCAAGTTGCCTTCTGCCGCAAGGTTGGTATCCCGTTTGAGGTCTACTCTTTCACTTGTGGATACTACGGTAATCCGAATGCTAGACATCATATCGACAATCAAAAGGAAGGCGATCTTCAGTTGGTCGATACAGACCTGAGCATCAATCGTCTGCTTCACTCTGGTATGTCTTCAACGATGTATAAGAAAGCACACCAGATGATGCTTATGGTCGGCTCTGCATATTCTGACTATAGGACTCGCAAGTCGGGTGCGCCATACTGTAATCAGTATGATCTACCAAATCATCTTGGTCTTGGTGGTACACCGCTGGACTCTACTATCCTATTGATGCGCGATATCGCTATCGACTTCCGCAACAATAACCGCATTGATGTTCTGAACACTCTGTTCTTGACAGATGGCGGTAATACTGGACATCTTGGTATGGGGAATCAGTCGTCTCCGAGTCGCTCATATGTCTATGGCAGTGATCGCGTGGCTATCCGTGAGAACGGTATGACAACCATGAGCAATCACTCGGATCGCTTGTACAGTTCGCGGTTCAACGATGTGGTCTGTAAGACGCTGATTGCTCACTATGACAAGACCACTGGGTCTCGCACTGTAAACTACTTCCTGAGTGACGCAGGCAAGAACCAAATCAGGCAATACCACACAAATATGCACGGTTGGAATGCTGGAGAAGCCTTCGAGAAGTCTTGGAAGACAGAGTGGTTGAGTGATGGATACATCCAAATGGATGGTCTGGATGGCTTCCCGACAGCGTTCATCCTTCGCTCTAAAGACCTCGGAGAGGAGTCTGAGTTGGAGGTAGAAGGTGATAAGAAAGGTGATCTGGTTCGTGGATTCAAGAAGTTCCAGAAGAAAAAGACTACCTCGCGCAAATTTTTAGGTAAATTTATTGAAAAAATCGCTTGACTTTTGTGCTCGAATGAGCGATAATATGTATATAACTTGATGAGAGAGGATTATGTTATGAGTAAGTTGAATCGTGAGAAGCTATTTGAAGCCCTGAATGCCAAGAGTCAAGAGACATTCAGTCGTCCAGAAGTTGCCCAGATCGTTGAGGATCTCGGCATATCATACCCCCACTGGTTCTTTCGCGAGAACAAAGTTGGATACAATAAATACGCTGTAGATGCAGCAGGGTTGAAGGTTGTTGTGAGCAATAATGCTCCTGTGACCGCTCCTGCCCCAGTACAGGATGCAAAAGTCGTGACGCAAGCCAAACTTGCAGTTGAGGTTGATAACCTCGTCCCCGTGGTCGACCCCACCTATGTGGCGTTCGGCTTCCACAAAGACCTGACCAAGATTATCAAGTCTGGTCTGTTCTATCCTACCTTCATCTCTGGTCTATCAGGTAATGGTAAGACCACGATGATCGAGCAAATTTGCGCTAAACTAAAGCGTGAAGCGATCCGCGTCAATATCTCTGTTGAGACTGACGAGGATGATTTGATCGGTGGTAACACGCTGGTTGATGGCAATGTCGTGTATCGTGAAGGTCCAGTTTTGACCGCCATGAA